TTAACAGTGGTGATACTAATGATAAATTAGTTAACAGCCTAAACTCTAAAATAGAGTTTTATAAGAAGCGTGTTAGAGAATACATAACTGAATCATCAGAATTAACAACCATTCAAGGAACTGATGATGCTCCTGATAGAGAAGCATATCAAAGCTTTCCTACATATTTCTACAGATAAGATACTTTTTATCGTTATTACTAAAGCCACCTCCGTAATTGGAAGTGGCTTTTTTATTTAACTAATCCCTGAGATTTAACCTCTCTAAAATAACTGATTGCTTAGACTCTATCTCTTGGTGTGTTTTACCTATATCATACACTAAGAGGAGTACCATAACCCCAACAACAAATATAGATATAGCCAACATAAGCCTTATAAGCTCGTACAATCTATTTTCTCCTTCCATTAGCCTCCGTTTTTTTAATAATCATTTGTAAATAATGCTCCAGTTTATATAAGTCTTGCACTCCGTTTTTGTCCTTGTAACGAAGCAGATATTTAAGTATATTACCCTCATAAAAATCGAGGTTATGGTCGTCTATAATGTCTACAACTTGTATGTTGTATTTACTGTAATGATTTCCTCCTATTTGTTCTCTCATATTACGTGAATTTTAAACTAACCTTACTACTACCACAGTCACATTTATACTTATCACCAGTCTTTGAGTAATACAACTCGTGGGTATCTTTATTCCAAGCTATTTGAGGGTTTGTTGTTACGTTGTACTTATGGGTTTTATTACACCCACTACATCCTAATTTTATATTTGTTACCATTATTTATTTATTTATTTATTTATTTACTATTTATAACTAACTTTAGCTGAAACATTATTTGGTGCTGTACTCCTGCCTCCGAAATAAGGGAAACACTTTCTGGTCAACCCCTTTGGTTTAGCACCACTCATAGAAAAACTGTATTCACGAGAAGGGAAAGTAATACCTACTGACTCCCAATCCGCTAACTGTATACTGAAATCCCAAGAACGTCTATTGTCTGAATACTCAATAGAAACTTTATAATCTCTATCTCCGTAAATTGTTATAGGAACTACACTTTCAGTTCTAATTCCGTTACTATAAACATACCCTGCCACAATAAACTCGCCTATATTATCGCTAGGTTGAAACACCAATCTAGCAGAACGATTATGTATACCAAAGAACTCAGATATACCACCAAGTTTATTCCAACCTGAGTAAGCTATATCATCATCTTCGTACCACCAATTTCTATTTATATTAAATGTACCCCTCCACTCACTAGCGAATGGCTGTAATTTACCAAAGTTAAACTTTGAGTAATGGTCTCCTTTATCTATCTTATACTTCATATCTTTCGTTTTAACGTGTTTTATATTAATATTAACTACTATTACCTTTCTTAAAAGAAAGTCCCTTAGAACGCTTTAAAATAGCCTTAGAATTTATTTAAATCCTAGACTGTAACTCGACTAAAACATCATAAATAATATGTTTATCTTTAAAGAATAATGGGTCGTATTTTATCAATTCTATACTACCCTTAGAAATCTTTCCGATTACTATTGAGTTACCTTGTGTTCCGTAGCGAATAAATGACTCTCCTTTAAAAGTTTTTGTCATTCTAAGCTTATTGCTTATTACTATGTATTCTGTACTGCCCTTTCTAACCATAGAGCTTACAGCAATAACCATTCTTCTTAGTTCTTCTAACTCCATATATTACCTTCCGTTTGTATTTCCTACTTGTTTACTACTGTTAATTTTTATTTGAACATCTTCTTTAGTTGCTTTAGACTTAAGTATAGATTCCTTTCTCTTTTTGAATGCAATATGCAAAAGTCTTTCATAATCCTCCTGAGAACTCCGTATTAAACTTTGGAGTTCGCCAGGTGAATCTATCTTTGATGATATAAACCAAGTAGACGCAGGGTAATAAGCGCTACCTTTATCAATAAGAAGGTCTATCTCCATATAGTGAATTGGTCTACCAGTCATTAATATGGTCTTAGTTCTGTGGTATGACTTCTACTCTTAGCCCTGCTGTATGCACCACAATCCTCACACTCATATAAATCAAATACTGATGCTCCAGTATAATGTTTAGAGTCTGAATCTTTTAAGTGAACACTACCACACTTGTGACATATTGGTGTATCTGCATCGTAGTAAAGCCCTAAGTTAGGATGATTACTAATCCAACCACGAATAGCAAAGTACAACTGTTCTGTTATTAACACGTCAACATCATTATACTCAGCCATAGTGTTAAGTGCGTCTTTACCCCCATTATGACAATCCATCCACAATTTCATACCAGTATGCTCAAGCTTTCTATCTAAACCAAGAATCTTATTTGTCCAATCCATTTTATTATATGTATTAGCAAAGTTCTTTTTTACAGTTCTGTATAAATCTATTGACTGATACGGAGATGGTTTCGCTAAACCAAACTCAAGGAATTTAGAATTCATCTTCTTCTCATCAAATTTAATAGAGTTATACCCAATAATTATGTCAGCCTCATTAAACAGCTTATGAATATCAATAACCATTTGTTTGTCGTCCCTATTCTTAGCTTGTTTAGGCGTTAGTATGAAGTTGTGAACATCCTTATCACCTAACCATTTATAAGAAAAACTTAGCATTGTCCAATCATTTATTATGTTGACTGGTGCAATGTTGGCATTCCATACATTCCAAGTTGTAGCTACTATAGGTAGGCACTCAATATCCATAACCAATATTCTTGGCTCACCAGTCCTATACACTTTCTCCCTAGCAAATCTAATGTACCTTTCAACTGTAGAGTACGTTAAGTCATACTCTCTCATAGTATTTTCCATTCCTATATCGTTAACCGACTCAGAAACTTCTATTGCTCTCTTTTTGTTAAACCCTTTCATATCATATGTTGTTTGTTATGCTTATTATTAGTTGAGTTATCGCTTGACCTAAGTCTTGCTCTGAATCCTCTTCAAGCACTACGTCATAAGATGAAACGCACCCTTCAACATCTGGCAATTCATATGTTAAAGTTGCTGTCCATTTACCATTATTTTTTTCCCTTGCGGGTGAGATGCTGTAATTCGCCATAGTCTATTGTATTTATTATGTTTAAAAAATCATCGAGTTGTAAACTTACAACCGTACCTTTATTATTCTTTTTGTGAAACACTACACTAATACCCTCTTCGTGAATAAACCTAGCAGACTCCATATCTGCTAGTGTTTGATGTGAAGAGCCAAGTCCTTCAACAGCTTTACATTGAACTCGCCAAAATCCAGAATTGCATATATCAACCTTTCTGTCATCAAGACTTTTGTTTTCGCTTCGGCTTGACTTTGCGTTTGGATACTTTTCTTTTAGCTTTTTTATCATCGCTAACTCGTATTGTATCCCCTTCTTCCTTGCGTTGATTACCATTGACTTCCTCCTCTGCTTCCGTTTTTGTTTCATACTTCTGTTTTAACTGTGTTAACATTTCATACTTAAATTCATAACCTTTCCAAGTCTGACCATTAAACTCACTCAAAATAATCTTTCCATTTTCAATTATACCAACTTTCTTACCATTATATGTAATTATTGTTGGCTGACCATTCTTCGGACATAATAAGTAAAAACTACATATACTTTTATTTTGAGTAAATCTGTTGTTAATAGCCTTGTCTATGTACCCTAAAAACTTCATTTGCTTTACCTTATCCATACTGCTTAATTTTAAAACCATTATTAATAAAATCAATTAAATCTAGTATCAGTAACAACGGTATCATAATCAATAACGATACAAGTACTGACATTAGTAATATAAACATACCAAAGAACCTACCTAATTTTCTCATATTCCATAACCTTTCTTTTAAATGACCCATAGTAATACCTAGATGCACTTGCTCCAAAAAAGAAACTTGAAATGAATGCACCAATAAATACTATACCTAGTCCTATTTTAATAATTAACCTATTCAATACTCCCATAATCTTTATTTATTTGTTTGGCTATTAGAGAATCTTTTCCTCTTCTGCCGTTGTTTATAACTAAACTGCAATCAAATATATCCTTATAACCCTCGACATACACATCTCTAACTGTTTTTGTTGACTGCACATCTATTATATTGTAAAAGTAATTTAATGGGTTATTTATGGTTAAGTCTAAGTTGCTATTGAAAACCTCTAAGCAAAGAATAACTGAGTCAGACACAACTATCTCTCTCTTCCATTGAGGTATTCCTTTAAGCCTTACACCACAAACTTTATTTGCTAATTCAAGCAAATCCTTACCAAACAACTCCGTAACAGTACCACCCATCCTACTTAGTTCATAATTCTCTTTAAAGCTCTTCATCCATTTCATTGAATTTAATTCTAGTTAATAATGGTTCTATTATATGAACTGGTATGTCCATATCTAAGCCGTTTTTATTTTTATAAGTAATTATTTCATCGGCAACTTTTCTTACATTAAAAACTATAATATCTTTTGGAGTCCAAACTAATGCTGAATCTCTGCCTCTTAAATCTGAGCCATTAATATCAAACAAATTATTTAGCGGACTCTCCCTATCTATTATAGTTAAATGTTTAACCTCCCCTAACATTTCAAAAGATGCGTATGTTATAACCTTCAATAACGCAATATCTTTATAGGAGTGTATATACACATCTTCGCATCCATACTGAAATCTTAGTATAAATTTTAGTAGTTCATCAGTTCTCTTCATTATAATAATTCTTTAATTGGTAGTAATATACCCTTGCTGGTATTACTATCACCACCAACGATATCTCTTTTTGTTTTCATATAAGCTCTACACTTATTTTTAATCATATCAGTTTTCATTAAATGAAACGTGTCGCCAGTATCATTAGACAGTACATAACAATAATATTCTGCTTGTGTTGTACTTAATCCGCTTGGCTTACCCCTGCTTTGATATTCAACAAATATATTGCCAGTATTATACGCTTGTTGGTCATACTTAACCTCAACAGTGCTGCCATTGAATATATCACCAAGAGCTTCCTCTTTTAACTGACCTACTTTTAGGTCGTGTTTAAAATCATTGTTATACTCCATATTATTTATTTGTTTCTAAGTGATATGGTTTAGCTTTACTCCAAACTATTCCTCCGTCATTCATCTCATAATATCTTGATGAATACACATCATAATATAAACTAACCTTACCAGGCTTACCTAATGCTTTAGGCTTGGCTTTAAGTACCTCTATCCTAGTTTCGTTAGCCTCGAACACCTCACCAGTTTCAGGGTTAATAACATTCAATGGTGGTCTCCATAATCCTAATATAAACAGACCCTTGCGACTTGCCATCTCGCCACCAGCCACATCTGCCATTGTTGGAGGTGGATAATACCTAACCCTACCACCATCAATATCTGTTCCTTCAACTAAACCAATAGCTTTAGTATGGAATGCTACAAACGTATGGAGCTTGTAGGTGCTACTAAACTTCCTAACTCTTGTCAAGAAGTTACCTAATGCTAGGTCTCTAGCGCCCTCTCCGTATATATCCATATCTGTTATTGGGTCTATAACAGCAACATCAATTTTTATCTCTCTCTCTTCCTCAAGGTCTTTAATTGCTTTGAAATATGAATTAGCAGTTAAGTCTTGGTGCATAGGGTCTATAACAAAGAAGTGTTCAGCCATCCAATCAATAGCATCATTAACTTCCTTCTCTGTCTTCTTACCTCCGTTATGTTTTAGGAATGGCTCACGCAATTTAGCCCACAATAACTCATTGTAAACATCTGTTGCGCTACCAGTCTCTGGTGTAAAGATTGCTACCTTGCAACCTTCGAATTCAGCTAGATTCATTGTTAACTCATATGTTATAGCAGTTTTGCCAACAGCAGGGGGAGCTACAAAGTATGTAGTCCCCCCCTCTTTTACTGTATAATGGTCATATAAATCAGAAAATCCAGCCCACATTCCTTTCTTTAATCCATTCTTTCTTAAGTTTAATAAGTTTTTACGAATGGTAGTGTCTAATGGGTGTATAACATTATTCATATTACAGTCCCAATTTTGCTTTAACATCTGATGACACTGAATACTTAGTTGTAATATCTTTAAGTGTACCACCAGCCTTCACAAACTTAACAATGTCATTCCATTTAGGATGTGATTCAGTTAACTGAGGCTTACTACTTGTCTTTGGTGTTGATGCTTGTGCCTTAGTATTCTCAGTTGTGTCAAAGTCAAGACCATCTTCTGTGATATCGAATGCAAATGTCATAAGGTATCTATTACTATAAGTGTTCATACCACCAAGTTGCTGTGCGAGATTGGTAGCCTTAATTTCTGGTATAGCAGTTACCTGATTGAATGTTACAGACTCCCCACTTTCAGTATCGCTTACTATTAGATAAGCAAAGATATCTCTATTAGCGTCTCTCTGTGTGTTAAACAAGGTAACAAGACCCACTTTATCACAAGCGTCTTGTACTAACTCAGTTATCTGTGAAGGAAGAAAGTAATCATAATTAGAAAACTTGTTTCTACCCTTCTTCTTAATGTTTGTGTTTCTGATAATCTTTTTAGCCTCAGCTATCTTCTTTAAAACTTTTGTATTACTCATATACTTTCTTTTTTTTTATCGTTATAAAATAATAAAGCAAGGGACACTACATCCCTTGCATACTCACTCGCTTACTGTTTGCATTAGAATGGCAAAGCGTTATCATCCTCTTGTGATGGCTTGGCTATTGGAGCAGACAATGAAGCACCACTTACATTATATGTATTAACTTGCATATAAGGCGTACCACTCGCTGATGTTAATAGGTCTACATTGATATAACCACTGTCTGTAAAATACTTTCCCAACTCCTCATACTGCTCACGATTCCAAGATAGTTGTACTATTTTACCAAATTTCAACTCTTTTGATTTTGCAAATCCCGTAAATACTTTTTCTGAATTACTCATAATATTTTCTTTCTATTTAATAAATTGTTATGGCTTTATTGCCGTTTAATTGTACTAATTGTTTTACTTACTTTTAGACTTCTTTGGTTTTTTTGGCTTATCCACCTCTACATAATCTGGATGATTAGGCTCACCTTCACACTCGAAATTTCTCCAAGCATCTACTACGTTATTCATCTCAGCTACCCAATCTCTAAAGTTCTTGCCGTTCATATATTGTGGTAAGTGGTACTGTCTTAGTTTAGCATCTTCACCCCTAATACAAGTCACAACATAACCCTTTGAGTTAATAAATTCTTTTGACTCGGTTGGCTGAGCCAACGGATTAAACTTCTTTTTACGTTTTGCCATAATTACTGTTCCTTACTGTTAGTTAAAAATAATCTTCTAATTTGAATATAATTAATAAATAAATCTCTCATACTTGCATCAATACGAACATCCCAAATATCAGGCTCGTCACTATGTGAATGTCCTATTGGCAATAACATTGCTTCAGTATTAGTATCCTTATTCTTAAATAAAGTACTATCCTGCTGTGAGAAACTTTCCCAACCCTTAGCCTCTGTAAACGTCTCTGTGATAAAGCTACCAAAGAAATCAAATATATCTTCTAGTAACACATCATTTTCACGTCCAGTTGCTATCAGGGAAAAGTTTTTACCATTGTGATTAGGCTCTAATATCTTACCTAACCTCTTCTTGTTTAAGGTCGTTTTACGTTGACCTTGCCTAATAAAATTACTCATAAAATATTATAGTTTTAATTATTAATAAACTAGCACTCATTTAATAGTAGTATGCTATTATATATGCAATAATATATACTAAGTAGTATACTACTACAAACTCTGTGCCAAAGTTTGTATTATGTCAATGTGTCATACTCAACCAGCTTTACTGCCAATGTTTCTTATATAGTCAATTATACTGAATTGATTATGTGTGGGTATAAACTCTAAATAACCATTGTCATCTAACATCATTAAGCTTAAACCTTGCCATTGACTTAGGTGTACTGAGAATAAATCATTACCGACAGATAGCATATAGGAAACTGTCAACCCATATTCTTTATAGTCCGAGTTATTATAATCACCATCTATTCTCTCTATTAGTTCTACATTTTCATCTGGAAAATCTAAGGCTAACTCCCCTATAACTTCCAAGTGTTGGTCTTTTAAAGACCTTACATCTATCTGCATAATTATCTAAATTTTAAACTGTTAAAATCACTTATATTACTATACGCACTCTCTACCAATGCTCTTACCTCTTCTATGGTAAAGTCATCATCACAATATTTATTAAGAACATCAAAGCATTCATTCTTACTTACACCATATTTATTTAATTGCCTCGCTAAAATATATGCATTATGATTACGCTTACCACTTACCATAGGGAACTTATATCTCCACCACTTTACTATGCCATTCAAGGTGGCATCTCCATCAGCCATCCTGCTACTGTGAAATACCTTTCTTTCAATAGGTTTCTCATCAGGTATACTTAATGTAAATACATTATGATTAATATAGATGTTGGGGTCATTACTAACGTAGCGCAACCTTGATAGATTAGATGTTGCATTGTCAAATATTAAGTTGGTGTGAAGCTCATATAACATCCTTGTAAACTTATATGTGTTAGACTTCCACTCTTCAACTAACACATAGACTGCTAATCCTCTGCCACTACAAGACTTATGTACTGCAAGGGTATAAGGAATCTCTCTCATTTTTATTACCGCTTCTGACAAATTTAAATCTTCATTGTCTTGTGCATCTAAATCAAGTACTATAACATTGGTAAATTCTGACTTTAAGTCATTATCCTTACGCTCATTAAACACCCCACTAGTTGTAACCGCAGGAATTTTCATCTTCAACTCCTTAGCTTCATCACTATTCTTACCATACATCTTAATTGCGTATCTGTATTTACTGACTGCGTTACAACTTGAGTTCTTAATATCGTAGAAATAATCATCTAAGGTTAACACTCTATCAACACTAGTGTCGTAGGTGTTCTTGTATCGTCCAATATGCTTATCTAATATGTACATTATAATAGTGTTTTATAGGTTTCTCTTAGTGTCTTAGCAGTTGCTTTATCTATACCAATATTCATTAGGTGGTTATAGAAGCACATATAATCTCCCTCGAAGAATACTGCTACCTGACCATTACCCTCTTCTACTTTGACAAATTCTGTATTGTCATCATTCATTTTTTCTTTAGTTATTTGTATCATTATTATAAGTGTTAGTTAAAAATTTAGTCCATTGTTCAGCGATAGCATTAGCCATACCAGCAAAAGTTTTGCTTCTCAGCTTACTCCTCTCATCTTTGGTTCTTGTATTACTTAGTGAATCATAGTACCACTTTGTCTGTCGCTTTGTAACACCATTCGGTGTAGTCCACTCTACAAACTCCCCCTTTCCAACTATATTAGTTGGTGTAATTAAGGGTAAGTTTTTTAACCATATGCAAGTAGATTTACTTGCCTCATCTCCGAAGAAGTATGGTTGTATTATTTGGTCAGGCTTTCGTATATGACTAGAGATAATGCTTATTGGATTCTCAATTGCTATATGTTCTATTGGTGCATCCATAAGCTTCTGAACAAACGACAAGGCTTCAGCCTGGTTTTGCCATCGTTCAATGTTCTTACTGCCATCTTTATTATAAAGCCATCTAGCACCACTTACTGCTAGATATGTACAAGGTGGGTGGGCTATCATCAAGTCATACTTTTTACTGTATGCCTCTACAATAGCATCACCTTGTATGTGCCACTCAGGGTGACCACCACTACTAACTATTAAGTCACAACTGTATGCCTCAATACCTAGCCTTCTAAACTCTTTTGTTATTGCTTGACTCTCTTCACAAGCAATTAATACTTTTAGTTTTACCATTCGTTATTTGTTAGTTAATACTATATGTTAAATACGTTATAGAACCCTCTAGGAATATCTATTACGTTGTAATCATCTACAAGGTATAACAATCTATAAGTGGTAGTCATTTCCAGTAACCACTTACTGCCATACTGTCCCTTGTATAATCTAGAGATTGCTAAGAGCATCTGCCATCTTGTCTTTCCTTGCAACAACTTAGTTGACTTAGCTATACCCATACCCCTTATACCTTTGATATTGTCTGCCTTATCTCCCATTAACATCTGTATGGCTAAATTAAGGTCAGCTTCATCTTGGTTAGTTATAATGGTTTCACTATTGGTAACTTTATCACCAAAACTTCTAGACCACTTGTACATTAAACCCTCTTTAGTTAGAAAGTCTTTATCAATTGAACATATGATAGGTTCTTTACCCTCTTCTTTAAGCCATTTGGCAGTCGCTACTATACTATCATCAGTTTCACAACCATTAGATACAAACGCACCCCAAAACTCTCTTATGTGTGTTTTGACATCATTAAATAGTATAGGCTTCTCAGCACCTACTCTGTTAGCTTTGTAGTTTCTGTCAATGTGGTATCTAAAGTTATTCTTACCACCTATGAATAACATATACTCGAATGCCTTAGACTCTTCAAGTATAGTGTTGACTTTTTCTGATAAAACTTTCTTGGCAATATGTAAATCATATTCACCCATTCCGTATGATGCCAACCATACAAGTACATCAGCATCTATTAGTGCTACTCTCTTCATTGTTATGTTATTTAATTATCAATATATTTTTCTGCACCACCATTATACTTCATATCCTCTAAGTGATAATAGTGTTCTTCATAGAGTAACTCGTTATGCACAAGTTCATCTATTGAGTTCTCAATAATGTTTTGGAATATCTCTTGTTGTTCTATTCCAACCCTCTCTGCAAGGTCAACTTCTTTAAGACTCCATTGCCTATCAATTTCATCTTTAAGTTCAGGTAGAAAGTCTAAGTCTTCATCTTTACCATATAAATCCTGAAGGGAACATTTCTTACCTTCCATAACATATCTTACAAGAATTTCTTGAGCATTCTCATAGATATCTAATCTCCATTTCATTTCTCTGTTCATAACATTTCGTATCATATTTCTATTGAATTAAATTTATCTACATTTTCTAACCATATCCTTTTGCCCTTAAGAGAGTCTAGTGTGCTTATATTACTGTCAACATACCTCTTCATAGGGTGCAAGGAATTGGATGATAAGTCCCATATATAGTCCTCACCAATAAATGTAGCGGTGTCATTTACATTGCGAAGGTGATTTGATGTATAACACACTCCGCAAGTGTAGCCGTCTTTACCACTATACATAATTGGCTGCCAACCACTCTTAGATATTCTATCTCTATTAACATACAGATAAGATTTAAACTCATCTATTGTCATTGTTCTAGTGTAGATGTCTGTCATCCACTTCTTAGCATTAATTACTGATATTGTATTTATATCAGCGCTTTCTTTTAGGTAATCCACATACGAATTAATTCTATCTCTTGTCATCTTATTAAAGTTTTACGTTTTTATATGTAATAATATCTGTTACTCCCCAATTATTTTCTACAGTCACTCTGTATCCTTTGGATTTTATTTTATCAATGATATCTTGTCTGTACCTAAAAACATCACCATCCCACCCTCTTGCACTACAAGTTGATAGTCTTGAATGTCCAGTTTTTTCTGTTATCATTATTTCCAAATCTACAATTCCTAATAATTTTTCTTCTATTGTCATATCTAATGCGTATAAGTTAATATTTCTATTTTCTCTTCTAACTCTTCAATGTATTGCAGTAGCACTATTGTATAATACTCTGCGTCTACATTAAAGTCCTGTTTTTTCCAGTTAAGATATGCTTTAGCATCCTCAACTATCTTATTGTACTCTTCCTCTTTCATAGTTTACCTTTCTTTTAGTAAGTTGAATTAACAAATGATTGAACCTTTCTTTCTAATAAATCTAGGTCTTTAAAATCTCTAGGGATAGCATCTATAATACCATCATACTTCTTATAACGCCTCCATTTATTGTAAAGCTCCAAATTATACTCGGCTAGTTTGTTGTTCATATTAGACAACTCCACATTAAATTCTATTATTGCGTCATCACTAACATCTTCATTAACCAAAGTATTCATTAGGAATTTATTCTTAATAGATACATAACTGCACATTAATTTATTATCCTGAGATAAATATGTTTCTATCATACCTATTGAATACATAATTGTTGAATGATGTCTGTTAAAACTAAGACCTATTGACTGGTAGCTAAAGCCGTAAACCCTTAGAATCTTATATGCTATGGCTCTACCCCTAGAGTATTCACCATACCTACTGTTACGTTTTAGGTTGATTAATCCTAATTCATCTTCCACTATTGGAACTAATAAATCCACAATCTGCTTCATAAACATTTTTTTTAATTAATATTGTGCTATGCAAGGAATCGAACCTTGACACCTTGTCAGTAAAGGAGGCTGACATAAATGCATCTCCCAAGAGCATAGCTTACCACTCTTCTAATTGATAGGGATAACTATCAAATACAATATTTAGGAAAACTGGCTAGGGAAAGTTTTAACCCTTTGCCAAATACTAATTTTTAAAAAAACTAAAGGTTTCTGTTATTACTACCACACTAAAACCTTAAAAAGTGTAGTTATACTATTCAAAACACAGTTCTGTGTTAGTTATGAGCCTATACTCGTTTATTATATCGAGTGCCATCTCTTCATTTGTTCTAACTCTCATTAGTTCTGTTAGGTTGTTAGTCCCCATTATGCTTAACAATGCTTCGTAGTCTAGAGTTTGCCAATCTATAACATCATACAAGTAAGTGTCTTTATCTGTTGACCACTCATCTATATATTTTGTGTAATCAAAATCCATATTGTGAAAGCCAGGTTCACTTGATGTAAATAACTTAGGACTGCTTACATACTCGTTCTCTCCTAAAGACTTAATGCAGTGATATGTGAACATTACAGAGTTCCACAATTCGTTTGTATCTATAACTTCATCATCTGTATGGTGCTGATAGTAGCCACAACTAACATTAACACAACTAATACCAATACCATCTGACCACAATCCAATTGAATCAGTTATCAAACCTTCTGTATGTTTAAATCCATACTCATCCATAACATCGTTTATACTGTCTGCAAACTCATCGGATATAGTTGATTCCCCTCCATATATTGATATGAAATCACTACTTCCCCATCTATCTAATTGTATGATGTAACCTACATCATCAAACCAGTCTACATCTGCATTACCACTCCCAATAAGTCCTACTTCTTCTTGTGTGAAGAATACGGCTTTGATATTATCAATTTTCTCTAACATATATAGGTTAGTGAAGATACCACACTTGTCATCTCCACCAACACCAACTTGTTTAGCACCACTAAATGCTGACAACATTAAGTTGCCATCCTTACCTTTGGATGACATCACCTTAAACTCTTTGTGTATGTCGTGTACTGTATCTAAATGAGATGCTATCATTGGGTACATATCTGACTTACCTTTAGTTGCTAATACATTACCAATTGCATCAGTTTCATATGGGATATTCCTATCCTCTAACCAACTGCATACATAGTGGTACATCATCTTCTCATTACCTGATGATGCTTGTATGTTAGCTAACTCTATTAAATCATTTAATCTGTTTGTTGGCATACCATTTTTTGGATTTAGTGCCACTTTTTTGTTATTGTAACTCATTCGTATTTATGTTTTTAGTTTAAAGTATACTCATCATTTTCTTTATCATAATCGCAATCTGATTTTAGTGCATTAACACCATCAACAAGTACAACATCATCGTCATACTGATGTGCAAATTCACCATCGTGTAATTGAATAACCTCTTCTGACAAGTAATGAACACCTTTGTAGGTCATTGTTGCGTCATCCATATGTGCAATCTCCCCATCGTGTAGTTCAACTGAATCAGCTATCCTAATGTGTGTGTCGTTATGCTTACAATATAGAGTGTCATCAATGTGTTCATACTCAGACTCATCATCTAACCAATGTACCATATCAGCGTAAAAATATTCATCTCTACTAGGAACATAAGCTAAGTCGTAATCAGCCTCACAAAATTGGTCTGAGATATATTCGTAAGAGCCATTAATTTCAACCTCATTAACATTATCTCTAAATTCACTATACTCCTCAACTCCCAACCAAACTGTACACTCAGGACATCCTTGCTCATCACAACTGTCAACCCAAACAAGGTTATCGTCATCAACTGCATCACCACAATTTGGACAGATTCCTCCATCTTCTAGCCTTGTCAATTCATCAACTACCTCGTAACCATCGTAGTTGCACTTAGATAGTAAGTACCCCTCCCTAGTATAGAATTTCAATGTATCTACATATGGTGCTTGAGATGATTCTGTATTAGTCCTCTTAACAGTTCTGTAATGAGTTCTTTCATCACCACCTTTAGTGTTTACAATTCTAACGGTTGAATAACTCTGGTCTATTTTATGCCACCACTCCTTTTTCTCAGCATACTTCTTGTATGCATCTTGCGTAGCTTCAGTACCATATATTCTGTCCATCAACGTACACTCAGTAGATTCACCGTTGTCTTCTACTATTATATCCCATATCAACGCTCTAGATTGTAATTTACCATCGTTATTTAAAGTGTATGCAATTTTCGCCATACCATCGTAAAAGTTAACGTATTCTGATGTGCCGTGGCAGCTCTCTCTATTCATACAACTACCTCCCAATGTACCACTCCCTAATCCAGCAGTTGCTATGTTGTATACTTTACTAACATCATCTGAGATAAGTATATCAACTTCTTTTGGTTTTAATGATGTAGCTAGTATCTCTAGGTATCTATCTCTAACCTTAGTAATTGTATCAACATCTAGTACATTATCGTCAATAACATTAATACAGTCGTTAAAGTTTCTAAGGAATTTACTTATCTTCATAGACTGTCTTCCCTCTCTTCGCCATCTTCTATTTTCTGTCATAGCTTGTAAGCCATTATGGTAAGTTATATGCTCATCTCTAATTGTATATGAGTTACCACTTCCTTTAGTCTTAATCTTCACCCCTATTGTTGTAGCAGTTGAACGACCTAGTGTAAGCATAGGTAACTTAAAGTCCACGTCATAAGATGTTCCCGTTACTTTAACAGATTTTATCTTCAATGATTCGGTATGTATTCTGCTTATAAGTTTTACACTCATTTCTTCAGCATCATCATAGTCCCATACTCCCTCATCAGCACGAAAGTTCTTCGCTGATTCAAATTCGTAATTCCAATTTTCCAGGAATACGCCTCTTGTAGCAATCTTAGTTCCGTCAAGACCACATAATATTGACATAAGGTAGTCTTGTCTTGCCATCTCTCCATCTTTGTAACCAATCCATTTCTTTGGCTCATAATGTATAGCTTGAACCAATATACTCGCTTCACTTTGCAGTATATCATATAGTGAGCCATACACTTGGAAAT